GTTCAGGATTAGTTCCTACTCATCACCTTCCAGCCCTTGCTATTACTACTACACAGGTAGTTAACTCTCAGGCTAATATGCTTGCACTTACCGCACAGGTTGGTGACGTTGCAGTCCGCACAGATGTTAACAAATCATTTATTCTTACAGCAACCCCTGCTTCTACATTAGGCAACTGGCAAGAGTTATTAACTCCAACAGATGCGGTTCTTTCTGTTGATGGTAGCACTGGCGCTGTTAGCCTTTCAGGCACTTATATAAATAGAACAACAGGTCAACTACTAGGTAACCTAGATGCTAATACTCATAAGGTAACTAACCTGGGAACTCCTACAAGTAACAACGATGCTGCTACTAAGGTTTATGTAGATACCGTTGCTGGTTCTGCTACTGCTGCTGCAGCCTCTGCCGCCGCCGCTGCTACAACCTATGACAACTTTGACGACAGATATTTAGGCGCTAAGTCAACTGCCCCATCCGTAGATAATGATGGTGATGCATTAATTGAAGGTGCTATCTATTGGAACTCAGTAGCCAATGCTATGTATGCTTGGACTGGTTCTGAGTGGGGTTCTATTTCCTCAACTGCTGCAATCTATCGCTATCGCTTTAATGCTACTGGTGGAGAAACTTCAGTATCAGGAACTGATGCTAATGGTCTAACCCTGTCATACCTACCTGGTAAGGCCCAGGTATATCTAAATGGTGTCCTATTAGTACCAACAACTGATTACACAGCATCTAATGGAACAAGTATTACATCTCTTGCAGCACTTGCTTCTGGAGATATCCTTGAAGTAATTACCATTACATCGTTTGAATTGGCCTCTGCTATTGAGGAAACAATCTTTGATGCTAAGGGAGATATTCTAGTGGGAACTGCTGCAGATACTGCAGGCAAGTTAGCACTAGGAACAAATGGATATTATTTAAAAGTAAATACATCAACTGCTACTGGACTTGAATGGGCTCAGGTAGACCTGTCAGCCTATGCAACAGTGGCAACCGAAAACGACAACACCATTATGAACATAATGGGTGCATACTAAGAAAGGTAGTAACTAATGGCTACAACTTCTAAGGTGCTCTTTCGTGGAGCAGCGGCAACATCAAGCACAACCCTATATACAACTCCTTCTGCAACTACAACAGTGGTAACTAACATTGCTGTTACTAATGGTGCAGCAACTGCAGCAACATTTACTATCTTGCTAGATGATATTGAATTGCAGAAAGACTCAACAGTCGCTGCTAATACAACAGCATACATTGACCTTAAGCAGGTCCTAGTAGCAACAGATACAATCAAAGGTTTAGCGTCTGCTACAACAGTAGACTTTCACATCAGCGGAGTGGAGATAGCGTAACTATGGGTATTTCAACATTTCCCGCTGCATCTAGCGGTGGAAGCAGTGGCACTGGAGTTTATCTTAGTGCCTCAGCAACATATGTAAACTTACCATCAACACTTGCAGCAGGTGCGTATAAATTTGTTTCAGATATTGATTCAGACGGTATATACTACTTTAAGTCTTCAGATGGATATATTTTTAGCAACACAATGCGTAATGGAATTATGCTTGCTTCTTTTCCTGTTGCTATTAGTCAAATTGCTGCCGCATCTTCTAATAACACATTTCCAATTTATGTAGAAATTTTTACTACTTCTATTACTCTTGGAGCAGCACCTACTGGTCTTAGTTTTTCTTGGACTGGTAATAATGGTAATGCTCAAGTTGGTAGTTTAACATTTACTCCTTCTTCTGGTGCAACGGATACAGTATTATATTGGTCGGATGGAACAAATACTTCTTTGTCGACAACAACCTCTCCAAAGACATCGGTTCTTCCTTATCCACTTGTAACTGCTGCTGGACAATCTCGTAATTTTATTGTTGTAAATGTTGCAGCAAATGGACTTAATACTCTTGGTGGTTCTGTAAGCACTGGAACTGCCCCTAGCCAGACCTATACTGCTACTTATACAAGTTCAACAACATGGACTGCTCCTTCTGGAGTGAACTCTATTCAAGCACTGGTAGTCGCAGGTGGTGGTGGTGGAGCAGGTGGTTACAATACTAATGGTCAGGGTGGTCCAGGATACGGTGCAGGCGGAGGCGGCGGTGGTGCTGTTTCCTATAACGCATCTATGTCAGTAACTCCTGGAACTACATATACACTTACAGTTGGTTCTGGTGGTAGCGCTGGAAATCCATCTAATCAGGCTGGCTGGGGTAGCGGTGGAGGAAATGGTGGTTCTTCATCATTTGGTTCCTTGCTCGTAGCAACAAACAGTAGTAGCAATGGCGCTAGCCAAGGTTCAGCAGGTTCCGCTGGTGGCACAGGAGCAGGTGCTGGTGGTGGCAGTGAAGCAACAGGTTCTAACGGAACAAGTAATTCTATCACTGGAACATCAGTTGTTTATGGTTCTGGTGGTGGCGGTGGTCGTGGTGGCTTTACTAACGGTGCTGGATTTGCTGGTGGTACAGGTGCAGGCGCTGGTGGTGCTGGCGGACAATACGCAAGTTATGGTGGTGCTGGTTCAACCTACGGCTCTGGCGGTGGTGGCGGTGGTGGAAACTACAGCCCAGGTGGACAAGCAGGCGGAGGTTCAGGTGCATCAGGCGCAATTATCGTGAAATGGACAGCATAAATGAGTAAAGCAAGAGACCTAGCAACACTGGCTGGTTCAGCCACAGTCCTGGCGACTGATTCAGAAGTAACTGCAGCGGTGGCTGCAGCAGATTCAACACCTACAGCACTAATGACGATGGGAGCCTAACGTGGCAACAACATATAAAGTACTAGGTCAAGTAAACCCTAGCGCAACAACAGCAACAACTCTATACACGGTAGGCGCTGGTAAGTCAGCAGTAGTATCTACCATTGCAGTATGTAATCAAGCAGCAACTGCTGCTACATATCGTATTGCTATTCGTGTAGCAGGTTCGGCTCTTTCTGCTGAGGAATATATTGCTTATGATTCTACAGTAGCAGCCAATGATTCAACAATGCTCACCATTGGAATTACCCTTGCTGCAACAGATGTGATTACTGTATACGCATCATCTGCAACTGTATCCTTTAACGCATTCGGAAGCGAGATTTCATAATGGCCGTATCTAAACTTAATCCTGCATCTAGTGCAAAAAATGAACCAGGAACTGCAACCTGGAATGAAACAGTATTTACATCATCAGGAACATTTACAGTTCCAACTGGTATTAACTCAGTAGAGGTTCTCCTTGTTGGCGGCGGAGGTGGCGGTGGAGGTGTTTACGCAGCCAATGTTAGGTCTGCAAGTGGTGGTGGAGGTGGAGGACAAGTACAATTAAAAACCCTTTCCGTTACACCTGGTTCTTCAATTACTGTAACTCTTGGTGGTGGTGGCGCAGGTGGTACGGCTACTAGCGGACAATCTCAAAGAGGAACCAATGGTTCAAGTTCAACATTTGGTGCATTGTTAACTTCCACAGGAGGCGGTGGTGGTGGGTCAGCCAATACCAACGATGATAGTTCTAGGGAAAATGGCGCTGAAGGTGCAAGTGGTGGTGGTGGTGGTTATCCTCACGGAACTTATGTTGCTGGTGGAGGCGGAGGCGGTGCTGGTGGTTATGGTGCCGATGCTATTAATTATGGTAACAATGGTACAGGTGCAGCAACTGCTTCTAGCGGTGGTAAAGGAACTTCTGGCGGTGGTGGAGGTTGCGCTGTTTATAACCCTAACTATGTACCAAAAGCAGGTAATGGTGGAATAGGTCTTTATGGTTTTGGAGGCGGAGGCGGAGGTGGCGCTGCCTATAACTATGCAGGCACAAGAAGAACTGGCTCTGGAAGTTCTGGTGGCGCAAACGGTGGAGATGGTGCGGCTGGAGGTAATGGAACCGACAATACAGGCGGTGGCGGGGGTGGTAGTTCAGTTGCTTCTGGAACTGCATCTTACTCTGGTGGCAATGGTGGTTCTGGTTATTGCCGTGTTGGATATTGGTCATAGGAGGAATAATGGCACATTTTGCAGAAGTAGATTCAACTAACAAAGTACTTCGTGTTATCGTTGCTGATACAAAACAATGGTGTGAAGATAATTTAGGTGGCACTTGGGTGCAGACATCTTACAACGCTAACTTTGGTGGCAAGTTTGCTGGCATTGGCGATGTATGGGATGGCACTAACTTTACAACACCAGTAGTAGAAGAATAAATAATTATCCTGAGCATTGATAAAAAACTGCTCAACTAATTTTCTAATTTAAAGGAGCACTGTGGCTGGTCGTGATATTACCGAAGGTCGTTCTAGTAGAGCGATTGCTGTTGATGTTGGTATTGTATCTTCATCTGCCGTATGGCAAAATACTGCAGAGGCATATGATGTAGCAATTGGTGGCTTGCCATTTTTCTTTGCTATATCAGATAGCAGACCATACCTAAGACAGACTGCACCATTCCGTAAAGACCAATTTGATAATGGGTCTGAGCCAGGTGAACAATCACTTGCTGGTTGGTGGCTTCGTTCTCAGTCATCATTTCATGGTGGCACTGGCATTAAGTTCTATGACCCATCTGCTGGGGAAACAGTTAACTTTAGATTTGCTGACAGTAAAGGCGTAGATGTTTGGACTAAAGGTCAGGTAACCTTACTTAAAGATGTTACTACTAGTCATATTACTACTGGTGATATACGCACAACTGGTCGCAGATTTCAGGAACTTCGTTCTATTCAGTGGAGCAACAGCAAGGGTGTTCTTCTTAAAGATGAATACGATGTAGATAAAATTGACATTAATGGCGTTGAAACACACTTCATTAACTATAATGCTGGAACTGACGCACCCGTACACGGAATCTGTGATGATGGTGTAAATGCTTTTTGGATTACCAATACAGCAACCAAGAAAACTGTATATAAGAAGCCACTTACTGGTGATGCTACAACTGGACCTGGCGATATTACAACTATGTTTGATGAGGTTGGCACAATCTCCAATGCGGTTATGGAGTATGTAAAAGAACGTATTGTTATGTGTGCCGACAACAAGGTATATGAGTTCTCATCATCTGCTACTGCTATGCCTACTGCTGTATATACACACCCTTCATCATCTCATATATACACAAGTATTACTGCATCAGGTCCTGCCATCTATGTTGCAGGTTACACTGGCATTCAATCTACTATTCAAAAGTTTACTTTGTCAACCGCAGGAGTAATGCCTACACTAACATCAGCCGTAGTTGCTGCTGAGTTACCAGTAGGAGAAATTGTTCATAAGATTTACTACTACCTGGGATATATGATGATAGGTACTAGCAAAGGAATCCGTGCAGCAGTTGTCTCAGACCAAGACGGCTCCATCCAATATGGTCCACTAATTGTGGAAACAACACAGCCTTGCTATGACTTTGCTGCACGAGACAAATTCGTATGGTGCGCTACTGGCGTAGACGGAGAGCCTGGAGTTATCCGTATTGACTTAGGTAATGAGATAGAAACCTTACGGTTTGCCTATGCTAACGACATCTACTATACAGGTGTATCTGGCCGTTATACTACTGCTTGTGCATTTATTAATGGAACAGACCAACTAGCCTTTACAAGTCAAGCAAACATTAAAGGTACTCAAGTAACCAATAAGGCAAAGACATCTGATATAGTAACACTTACTACACAGACAGCACATGGCTTATCTGTTGGTGATTCAATCTGGGTTCAAGGTGTAGACACTGTATCTGGTTCTGTATTTAATAGCACAAATGATGCTTTTACCGTAGCATCCGTTCCAAGCACAACAACACTTACCTATACTCTTGCTGGTGCAAACGTAGCATCTACTGTTGTATCTAGTTCATTAGCACACGTAACATCTCCTGGTGCTGTGTATATAGAGTCAGCCTCTACACTTAGGTCAACTGGCTATTTAACTACAGGTAATATTAGATACGGAACCTTAGAGCCAAAGAACTTTAAACGTCTACTTGGACGTGGGGACTTTACTTATGGTTCATTAACTCTTGAAACAGTAGATAAAAATAATACTGAATATGACCACATTACATATACATCTGTTGTGCCAGCAGTTGAGGTTACTACATCTCAACCTGAAAATGCACAAGAATATGTAGCATTTAAGTTTATATTTGGAAGAGATGCTACCGACACATCACTAGGTCCTATATTTAAAGGATATCAATCTAAGGCTACTATTGCTACACCACGCCAACAGGTTATGAGATTCCCAGTATACTGCTTTGATGTTGAGACAGATAAGTATAATGTTCAAACAGGATATGAAGGCAGAGCCTTTGCTAGAATTCAAGCATTAGAAAACATAGAAGAGGATGGTGACGTAGTCACTATGCAGGACTTCACAACAGGAGAACAGCGTCAGGTTGTCATAGAGCAGTTGGCGTTTACAAGAGCAACACCTCCAGACAGAGGCTTCTCTGGCTTTGGAGGAATTATAGACATCACTATCAGAACGGTATAATACTATGACACCTAACGACTGGGCTGCATTAGCAGTAGCCATAACTACCCTTGTTGGAACACTAGCAGTTGGAGTAAGACACTTAGTTAAACACTACTTGTCAGAACTTCGCCCTAATAGTGGCTCTAGTTTAAAGGACCAGGTCAATAGGTTAGAAGAAAAAGTAGATACTTTATACCAGATATTGATTCAAAGATAAATGGAAAACAAAGATTGCCAAGGATGTTCATGTGAGACTCATGACATCTGCTGGCCTAAACAAAATGAATTAAGGGACAAGTGGCTGCAGGATAATCCTAATGCTGACTTTAATGGGTGGTGGTCGATATGACGTTAGTAGTAGATATAGCAAAATCTCAAATAGGATACAAAGAAGGTCCTAACAACAATACAATGTATGGCAAATGGTTTGGTCTTAACAACCAACCTTGGTGTGCAATATTTGTGTCTTGGTGTTTTGACCAAGCAGGATTGGTATCCAAGGTTGCAGCACAAACCAAAAAAGGATTTGCCTCATGTGATGCAGGTCTCAAATGGTTTACCAAAAAAGGAAAGATAGTTCCTGTTGGTAAGGCTCAACCAGGAGACATAGTTTTCTTTCAGTTCGATACCGATGCACAGGCTGACCATGTTGGTATCTGCGCTGGTAATGATGGAAAGAAATACCTTACAGTCTATGAGGGTAATACCTCTAGTGGCGACAAAGGTAGTCAGTCAAATGGAGATGGAGTCTTCTTAAGGAAGAGACCATACTCCCTAGTAATGGGCGTTGCACGCCCTTAAAGGATGGATATGAAAGACTTAATCGCTAAGTTAAAGGAACCTAAGACAAAGGCTGCCTTTAAATCTTACCTACGTGCAGTATTGGCATCAGCAATTACTATGGGACTAGCCCTTGCTGCTGACTTGGCACCTGAGTATGCAATTCTAATCGGCTCCGTAGCAGCACCAATGGCTAAATGGGCAGATAAGACTGAAAAAGAATACGGTATCGGCTCTAAGTAGATACCCCTAATTGGGCTTTAAACGCCCTTTATAGACAAGAAAACCCCCCGACCTAAGGCTAATACCCTAGGAAGGGGGGTCTTTCGTCGTTTCTGGACAACTTCCCCTATTGCCCAGCAACTCTATTAAGTTGTATTATATATTATATTATACTATAATAGACCCCGAAGGGGTCTTATATATAATATATTATATTAATATATATTATAGACAAACCTGAATGATAACTTAGGTAGACAATGTTCCTTGACAAGCATTAACCTATGGTGTATAATACTCCTATGATACAAATTCAAGATTATACATTACCTGAACACGTCAGTTATTCGGCGTTCACAACTTACATCGACTGTGGATATCAGTATTATCTAGGTCGCTTACTTAGCCTACCTGAGGAACCATCTGTGTGGTCCGTTGGTGGCTCTGCATTCCACTCAGCCACAGAGAAATGGGACTTAGAAAACTTATGATTGAGATTGTTAATGAAGATGGGTCAACTACTATGACCTTTAAGACTTACGCATCTATTATGCGTGAGCGTTATGATGATGGCAAAAGAGAAACTACTGGTATTGTGTATGGTGCTATCGATACAGTGATAGATAGAACTATGGATGAGAATGAACTAACAGGTTTGCTACACGCTAAAGAAATTATTAAGGAGGCACTACGTGCTCACAGCCCAAAGTCTGTGGACTGATGCCTGGAATAGAGAGGCTGATGGCAAAGACTTAACCTTTGCTAGAGTTGGTGGTCGTTCTTCTAAAGCATTTCCTAATAGAGAGAATGTAGATTTTTGGCAACAGACTGGACCTGAATGGGTTCAGGGATATATTGATTGGCGTAAGGCTAATCACAACTGGAGAATCTGGCACACACCAGAAGGCGCACCTGCCGTTGAACTGGGTCTGACACCTACCTTTGCCGATATACCAGTTAAAATGGTTATCGACAGAGTCTTTGAAGTTGATGGTGAATTAGTCGTGGTTGACCTCAAGACTTCACAACAGACTCCGTTCAGCACGCTACAACTTGGCTTCTACCGCCTAGGACTTAAACAAGTTCTAGGGGTAGATGTTAAGTATGGTGCTTACTGGATGGCAAGACATAGTGGAACTACCTCACTCATAGATTTAACTGAGTATACTGAAGAGAAATTAGAGTATCTTGTTGGTGGCTTTGACAAAGCACGCAAGGCTGGAATTTTTATACCAAACACAAACAACTGCAATAGATGCGGACTTACAGAATACTGTCAGTTCTCATCTAAGAAATGAGAAAAATAATGGGTAACGAAGACTGGAAACTTCAAGTTTCCTACAAGACACCATCAGGTGACATGATAAATATCCGTGCTAATACTGCGGATGAATTGTCGGTGCTGCTAGAAGGCATTGGCGATTACTCTACACAGATTTCATCTGTGCAACAGAAAGTCGTAGGTGCTTACACTCTAGCCCCTTTATCGACTACGAGTTCCATTACCGCCACAAAGCCCTTAGTATCCTCGCCTCCAACCCAGGTGTCGCCAGCGTCAGGTACAGCGTCGCCAGTGTGCAAGCACGGAGCCCGTATATGGCGAGAAGGAATCAGTAAGGCAAGCGGTAAACCATATGCATTCTGGGCATGTCCTTCACCACAAGGAACTCCTGACCAATGCAAACCAGTAAACTAAATAATTAAATATGAAGAAGAATCGTAGTCGTAAGATGCCTGTCAAATTATGGCTACGATTTTTCTTTGGTAATAGAGAGGAACCAGGATGCGCACACTTGTCCGCAGCGTTGGGCGTGCCAGTATTGGCGGAGAACCTTTACCTGCCTGCTTCAAAGCATTCGAATCAAATAAGATTATCATCCGTCGTTCCGAAGTTTCGATGTTCGCAGCAGCACCAGGAGTGGGAAAGTCCACACTAGCATTAGCATTGGCACTCAAGATGAAGGTGCCTACGTTATACATATCAGCAGATACTAATGCTCATACTATGGCTATGCGTTTAGCATCTATGATTTCGGGAAAGAATCAGAGTGATGTTGAAGGTATGTTATCATCTGATTTAGGATGGACTAAGGCTACGCTATCTAAGAGTAGTCATATAGTTTGGTCATTTGAATCAGCACCTACACTTCAGGATATAGATGAAGAAGTTCAAGCATTTGAAGAACTATGGGGCTGTTCACCTACACTTATAATTGTAGATAACTTAATGGATGTAGCCACCGATGGTGGCGAAGAGTTTGCTTCTATGAGAGCAATCATGAAGGAGTTGAAATACCTTGCACGTGCTACGAACTCGGCTGTTGTTGTTCTTCATCACACTAGCGAGGCTGTTCTTGGGACACCATGTCAGCCACGCTCTGCTATCCAGGGTAAGGTTGCGCAACTTCCAGCACTTATATGCACGCTTGGTGTTGTTGGAACGTCGATGGGAGTTGCACCTGTTAAGAACAGATACGGTAGAGCAGACGCAGG